AAAATTGATTCCCGTATCATTTACTGAACAAATTGAGTTATAAACAATAACGTCAGTATCATTTAAAATATACTCATAACCGTACAAATCTAAACCATTTAATGCAGTTTCTAATGCGGTGTTCCATTGAGCCGTTGTTGGTGAACTCAAATCAGTGTTTGTATATCCTGTACCTGTAAAGAATTGATTTTGAACTATTTCAACATCATCTAAACTTAACACCACATACCAAGTACTTTTTAAAGTATTCAGTTTACAATCATCTAACTCATAACCTTGTGGCTCCAAATAATTAGTTAACAGATATCCTAACACCGCACTAAATTCTGTCAATAGAGGATTAGTTTGCCATGGATAGATAGAACATTGTACTGACTGAACATCACAGTCATAAGTGTAAAGGTTACTAACCATTGAACATGGGTTACAAGGAACTGGTATTAATTGACAACCTTCTTGTCTTCTCCAAACAAATTTTTGTCTATGAAAGATAGAGTTTTCATATTTAACACCCGTATTCCATATTGTACTTGCTGGAACCATTTGTTCAACTAATCTCACCCAATAATCACCCATTCCATCTACATACTCAATCATATTAGTATAGTTGAAACTACCATCCGGTACTCCGGCTAATTTTTGAGCGTCTAAATATTTCCAATAAATTGACTGAAGGGTTGGATACCCCATTGTTTTACCGTCAGTTGAGAATTGTCTATTTCTAACATTAATCATGTTTTTCCAAAATGTTTGAGCAAACTCAAAGAATGTCTTACGTTTTGGTTGTGGATTTATTTCTGTCCAATCCACACCACCTCTCATTGGATAATTAGATACCGGATTCGGGTCACAATATGTTGGTTGAATATAATTTAAACCTTCATTTGGTATTGGGAAATTATATTCCCTTGACATAGTCCATACATCATATGAAAGACCTTGAGCCGGATTCAAAAATAAATCGGTATTTTTGGCATTAAGAACTAACGCATCGTTTGTTGTAAAATATCTTGCGTTGTATCCACCTTCTAAATTTGAACGTAGTCCAACTTCGGTATCAACCCAACTTTTATTATTATCAATAGTTTGAGTTAGATTATACCCTAAAGTCATAAAAGGAAAATCTCTAAACCTATTAAAATATTCTTGACCATAACTATATGGTGTTAGAACTGTTTGATAATTAGGATTTGCACCTGTAAATACACTATTAGTAAAACTTACTTCTTCAGGAGCTCTATGTTTTGGTGTTTGTTCAAACCAACCACTACCTTTTTCAAAGAAAAAATCCTCAGTATTTGGTGGTGCTTTAGGAAATCCTAAATCATCCATTGGATACTCGTCTTTAGTTATATTAACATCTTTAATTACTGTGGTTGTTGTAAAACCAGTATATTCAATATCTCTTAATCTATATGTATTACCCGCCTCAAGTGTTGGTAGTTCTTGAGTATACGTACCACCTGATATTTGAGCAAACTGTGTGTTGAATTGATTAACATTAATTCTTTGGTCAGCTAAATAAATGTATTCGTTAAATTCAACTAAAGCGTCAGGGGCACCAATTAAAGCCATTAACGTTTCAATTGATTTTCTTGTACCTTTTGATTTAAACAAATATGCCGAGTTTAATATTAAGTTTCTATAATATTGATAATTTAACTCATCAGGTGTTGTAGCATCTGAAATACCCGGATATTGAGACCTATCAGTATTTGTTTGACCAAAAACTGAACTTAAAAAATCATCTGTAGATACAGGTGACATATTTGTTTGCCAACCTAATGTTTGCGCTAAGTTTTTAAGTAACTGAGATGGGATATCATCACCAGGGTTATAATGAACTGAGTTCATAAACGCTAACGCACTTATGAATTTATTTGTTTCGTCAAAACTTCTACCGTAAATTTGTAATACCTTTTCCATTTTTTGACCTATTGTGTCAAACTCTTGGAACGCACCGGTAGTTAAAAATCTTGCAACAATGTTGGTTTTATACTCATCCATTGATACACCAATATCATTTAATTGAACTAAATAATTGGTGAACGCATTTGTTACAATATCTAAATTCCAAGAACCATTTAATGGGAATGTTATAAATTCCTGTGAAGAAAAATATGTTCCATCTTCAGCGTCTCTTGGCACATTAAAACTCGCAGTGTATTTTGGTGTAACATTTCTATTTAAAAGAAAATTTTCAACCTCATCTAAATGTTCATTGAAAATTCTATTAACCTCATAATCATTTGGTCTAATAACTAAATCATCAAAAGTAACTGTTTGAAATGGAAATGGATGACCACTAACACTTATGTTTAAAGTCCCCGATGTCATCGATGTTGTTGGAATAATCGCAGTTACATTATATCCATTACCATTATAATATAAACTATAATTAGCGTATTGAACCGTCATATCTCTAAGCGAAGATACCTGAATCTCTTTTAATTCAAGGTTTCTAGTTGAGTTAATAGTAAAATCAATCGCAAAAGGATTCCTTAAACGAGCGACATCTAAATCAAAACTAGTAATATTGTCAATCTCATTATAACTTATATTTGTTGCCGTTTCTCCTTTAATATAGTTCTCACCCATAAGGGTTGCTTCAAGCGCCGCAGGGAATTTTGCGATGATTGTTTCAACTGCTGTGGATAATCTTTTCACTAAAGACCCGTATTGAGTAAAATTAGTAATTTGACTTAAATCAAAATTTGGATAAACTTTAAAGTTATTTTCAAATATAGTTCTTGACTGAAGTGTACTCTCTAATCCTAACCCTTCTAAACTGATTGGGTCGGAGAATGTACCTGTGTTAAACTTTCTATTTGTCTTTTCGTTAAAAGAAGTCGCAAATTCAAAATTACCCTGTGTCAAACCACCCCCCGTAACTAGTTGGAAACCAACTAAATCATCAGAGAATGAACTTGCACCGGATGGACCTTGTGGAGGACATGTAAATTTTTGTAATGCCATTATTCAGTTATGTTTGTAAAGTTTTTACTAAAATCAATATTATCACCTCTATTTTGTCTAACTTCATATAATAACGTATTAAATTGGTCTCTAATTTCGTATAGATTATATTGTTGGTAAATGTTGTTATTCGCGTCGTAAATAGTGTAAATACCATCATCCATAGATTTAGTTTGATTACCATAAAGAGCAATTGCCAATGTTGAGAAATCTTGGTCTGCAATCTCAATATCAAGTGTTATCGGATTAAAGAAGGTATTAGACATTATAATAGTTTGATTTGGCTGCCCAATATATGGGGTCGCATTTGGTTTGTTTGTCGGAGATGACGACGGAGAAACAGTACAAAAGATTAAATTTGTATTGTTATCAGTATATCTATATCTAATTGCTTTTTGTGAAGTATTTGTTAAATTTTGTACAACCGGTTCACAAAAGAATGATGATGTTACAATTCTAAAAAAATTAGGTATTTTTGTTCCATCAGAGTTTAAATACTCAATTCTAAAACCAACTAAACCTTGATTAACAAATTTATTTCTAAATTGACTTGGAACATTATTTAAATCAATAACAAGTCCTTTTACGTTAGGTAATGATGATAACACACCACAATCTAATATACTCGTTCTAATCTCCGCAGGTCTTATGTATAAGGTGTAGATACCTAATTGGTTAAATTGTTCCGCAGGCAATCTTAAATTGTATAACCCACCTAATATTTCTACATTAGGGTTAGGACTTGAAGGATTTGTCTGTGAATTATTAAAATAAGGTCTCAATATAGATACCGCATCTAACTTTGTTAATACAAAATTATCTGTTTCATCTCTTGATGGTGTATAATTAAGAATGATGTCCACATCTTCGGGTGATACATCTGCGGGTCTTATAGTTCCATAGGTGCCAGTCGCCATTATATTTCTTTTTTAATTAATTTATTATTTTTAGTGTTTTTTTGTTTCATATTGATAAATATCAAATTTATGTTTTTAATCAATTTTAATTATATTAAAAAACTTATACCCATATTTTTCAAGGTCACCCAAATTATCTACTTCACCTAATCGTTCCATTGATTCAAATCCAGAAACTTTTCCCCGTTCAATGAACACATTGGATTGAACTTCCGGCTCATCAATTACATTTAATAATGCCTCATTTTTTACAATTGGTTCACATACCGTGTCTATCGGTGTTACACCACTAACCACAAAGAGTGTTGTTCCATCACTATAATCATAGTAATCAACTCCATTTATTGTATACCCGGTGTATAATTGATTACCGTTTGCACTTCCCCCCCAATATGTTCCAACAACACCTGTTGTGCCTGTTATTTGAACACCAATCTTATAATATCCATCAACTAAAGTAGATTTGTTACCATAAACTCTTAAATCCGATACAGTTGATTGAGTGTATCCACTAACAACTAATGGTACGGTTAAATAAGGATTAATACCACTTTGATAAGTTTCACAACTCGTATCACCACTATAAATAAAGTCATAACAAATTGGTGTTGCCGACCAACTACCACCCATTGGAGTAAAACAAGTCGTACCTTTTGGGTCTAATATAGTCGTATTAGTAAATGGTACTGTAACCGTTTTCTTTACCACATTAGAACCCCACGGACTCATACCTGACATACTAATCGTAAATTCACCGGATTGTGAGTATGGATGCGAATAAAAATTAGGACTGACATTTGTAACCGTTTGTTTTGGTGTTCCATCACCCCAATCTATTTCATAAGATGAAAACTCTAAATATTTTTTAAATTCAACATCTGAAGTATTATAAAAATTGTACGTATAGGGGAATGCGGTATTAGCCGAAAATAAAAAGTTAGTCATAACTTCTTGTTGAACAATCATACCATCAAATACAGAATAATATCCAACGTCCACAGTATTTTCAGTTATTAATATTGGAATAGTCATTCCTGTTAATAATGATGTACCTCGTTTGAGTGTTGCTTTTGAAATATTAGAAGTCGCGGTTGTTCCTGTCGCACCTGTTAATATTTGAGTCATTGACGAATATACATAAGCATTCCCATCAATATACTTGGTCACCTCACGAGTATAGATATCACAACAAAATGGTATTTTTTGTTGTTCAAGATACGGGTCTCCGATATAACTAATTTTAAAAACATCACCATTAATTACTTCAGGAGATATTCTTATACGATAAGTATTTGCACTCATTATGGATTTATATATTCATACCATTTTATGGAACTAGTTGTTCCTACTCTAACATTTAACTCATCTAAAATCTCATATGTTTTATTAACATAATCTAAATTAACTTTATAATAAAAATACTTTGATTCAAACTCGAAAGCACTTGGAATCAATGGTGATGATTGAGGTACTTTCATCATTTTAACAAACACACCTAACTTACCATCAAAAAATTTAGCACTCATATAAAAAGTAGTTAAATTATAAAACTTAATATTCTTTAACCAATAAATGAAAAAACCTTCCTTATCACCAACAAAATCTAATTTGTAAGATGGACGTTTAATTAAAACATCCGGAATGTAAGGAGATAATGTAACCAATTCCGTAAACCCCTGTTGAACAGGGATAATTATTGTGAAATAATTAGTTTGTGATTTACCATCCATTGTATCATAGAAATCCAATTTAAAGAATGACTTGGTAAAAGGTTTTTCATAATAATATATTTCACTCTTATCAAATCCTTCAGGTAAATAACTATTCACCCAATCATTACTTGTTGCGGTCGTAACATTATTAACATTACCACTATAGAAATGAAAATCATATTTAACATCTGTTTTTGTATCATTATCATATGGTTTATGTGAAAATCTCAATAACTCAAAATCTTCAGCAACACCAATGATATCCTTGATAACATCTTCCTCATAAAGTTCAATACTATCTTCTTGTCCATACATATCCCACTTCAGTTCAATCGGTAAAAGAATGTACTGTTCATCATTTGGGATTACAAATCTAAATTTATTACTCACAATCGTCTATTATTGGTTCTGCGGTTATTGTCTGTTCATTATAATTAGTACCTTCAGGTATTATTCTAAAAATAATATTTGTATAAGGGTAATGAGACCCATTTAAAAATGGATAATTAACCCCAATATTATTAGAATCAATAAATCCGTAACTATATAAATCCTTCCATAAAAAAGTATCTTTACTTGGGGAGTAATACGCATAATTAGGAACATCCACCACATTTTTCTTATCTCCCTCCTCAATGTAATCTGAGAATTGTCTAATAGTTAAACTATTATGTGGTTGATAATAATACCCGTAAGGATTGTCCAAAGACATACGATAACCTGTTGAACTAGTTGGTCTTCCAATATTAAATACTTTTGCGTTATACGTTATCTTATGATATAAATTAGATATAACTCTTTCTGTTTGTTCAAAATTATTCCACTCACAATAATCCCCATCTAAAGTATCACCTTCCTTTAAAGACCTATTATATGTGAAAACTATTGGTACTCCATTATATTGAGCCAATGGTAAACCATTTGGTCCTAACGTTGTATTCACATAGGTATCTATTGGAATGTTTGTATCCGAATTATTATTTAGTTCACTCCACCAATATGAAGGTAATTTAGTTTGGGGATTTAAAGGTAAATTAAAATCATAACCAAACTTCATACCCTGATAACCCAATCCCGGTCCAATTAACCTACCAAACGTATAACCAAAATAACCTTTCCAAATTGTTGTAAAAAATAATTCAGTTAAAGGTCTTTTTTGATTATCAATTAAATCATTAATTTTAACGTCTTTATCAAATGATAATGTGTAAGATTGAGCACCTTCCTTTATTGAAACTCTAGCAATTCTGTTAGGTGTAAAACCACTACTTTCATATTTTTTCTTAACGCCAAAAATATTTTGGTCAAATCCCGCATTTACTAAAATCGCATTATCAGGGTTTGTTAAAATTTTATGTCTTCTAACATAATATGTTGAGATAGTATCACTTGGGTTATCACTGTTTATAATTCGTTTAAACGTCCCTTCTGTTCCTGTAGTAAATGTTGTTCCTGTAAACCCAACATTAAAAATGTTAAAAACATATAAATCACTTTCGTATTTTCCATCACCTAAACTATATACTTCAAAAGTATCAACCCCATTATAATTAAAATTTAATTTAACAAATTCTCCCGGTATTAATCCGTGTTTCATCGGACATATACATTTAATAATCCCTCTTCCGTTGTATACTGTTGTATTATCATTTTCAACCACAAAAGGAATACCATCTGAAGCAACCCAATCTAATGTAACAGCGTTTGAAATTGAAGGTATTTTTATAATTGCGTTTAATTGTTTTTGATAATCATTTTCAAATGGATAACTAACATAATGTGTCCAATTATATGTTGAAGCACTTTTGCTTACAAACGTCAAATGATTATATGGTGGTTGAGTATAACCCGGAACATTGTAATCAGTTCTAATGAAATCAAATTCATTATATTGTGGAAATCCTGACCAAATAACACTTGGATTTATACCAGTTGGGGTACAATTATCCGCAGCCGCTTGAGCTTCATTAACATAATACAGATTATTTTCAAATGGCATGTAATCCGTACTACCTGTATATGAATTATTAAATAATAATGAAAATTTACAGGTAGGTCTAAATATGTCAGATTTTTGTCTTTCATCATCAAACACTTGTTCCAAACTAACATCAATATTCCTATCAAATTCAACATTTATTTGAGCGGTTTGAACTAATGGAACATTGAACATCAGATTGGTGTCCGGTGCCGATTTATATCGTAAAGAACCTAAAATTACTCTAGTATCAATTCTATTTCCCATATTATAATGTTGTTGTTGTATCTAACCATTTAGTTGTGAATCTATCAAATGCCGATTTACCTTTTTTCAATCCAAAATAAAAATAAAACGGAGCTCCGGTATTAAACAATCTGTCATCGTATGAATTTGATTCAATAGAGTTAAACTCCGGATTTAATGTTCCATCAGGATAAACAGAATAAATATAACCTTTAAAGTATTTGTTTTCAGGACTTTGAGATGTTCTCATATATCTTGATGAAGGTTCAATTCTGTCTAACAATTGATAAGGATAATTAAAAAATGCCGGATTGTTTATTGGATTAGTATACCACCCATTTTTTTGAGACCCAAAAATACTATTGGTGTCATCTGGTTTTATATTCCATTGATAAAATGGAACCGTTTGAGTGAATACCGAAAAATAACTAAAAGTACACGGTTGATTCGCAATCCCATCAGGGTCAATAATCGTTCTTTTTGGTGATATAAAATCTCGCGTTTGAGTATCTGAAGAAAAGAAAACACCAAACACCACCTTATTAATATCACTTGACGGGTTATAATATATTGGGTTTTGCTGTCCAGCAGGATTGTCAGGATAATTTAACGATTGGAACGGCGCCACCGATAATTCAGAATTAATTGCAATCATTTGAGCGTAATCACCATCAATCATAAGTTTAGTTCTACTGAAAAATGATAGGATACCGACATTAGTTACCCCAATTCTTTCCAAAAATCCGGGACTAGCTAATCTTGTAATAATTAAAAGATTTAATAATTCAGAAACATCACCATAACTTGACGTATTTAATCGATTAGCAACATACCCATCAAAATCATCAGACATGACCAATTCTTGTATATATAAGTTTCTTGGACCTAAATCCATGATAGTTGTTGGATATTTTAAATTTTTTAAATTACCTCCATAACCACCAAATATACCACTTATAATAGGATTCGGTTCTGGTCTATCCATACCAACAAATTCAGAAGTACTATCATTCCAAGGACTACTTCTATAATAAAAATTATTGGTATCTTGGTCAAAATAAATATTTTCACTACAAATTCTACTCACAGGTCGATTTTGACTATTGAAAACAATATCATTAGAAAATGAAAAAGGATAAAGAACCCCATTAATCCAATTGTTCGTAAATAAATGTGAAAATACGTTTCTACACGCACCAAACATTACTTGAATCCTATTTGTCCATTCAAACACTACTTGAAAATCTTGACCCGATAATAAAGAAAGTATTGGTTGAGTAATCAATATATAGCAACCACCGTCAAACTTAACTTTACCGGAACCAAAACTCCAACAAGGATTTCCTTTATCGTATATTTTTAAATTATATTTACCCGGAGAAGGTTCATCACTATAATAACAACCTAACGGTGCCATATCGCCACAATTAAATGACTTTAAAATTTGATTAACAAGCTCTGGTTCAGCATCCGGGCCAACAATTGGTTCAGGAGCAAAAGCACCTGCTTCTCCCACAAATACACTTGATGACCCCGTCCCACCAACACTTTGATTAATAGTCGCACCATCATCAGTCACAACAAAGATTACAAAATTACTATTTGTATGTAACGGAAAACTATTACCTAAATTATTCTGAACTAATGTTGAAGTCGGTAATCTATCCGACCTCATCACTATTTTAGTTTGATTCGTACTATTTAAATTAAAAATTAAAGACGCTGCCGTAATTTCTGCAGGTGTTGTTCCCGAGCTTGGATATTTTGGTGCGTAGTAAACATTATCAAGTAAAAGTGGGTCTGGCGATATGGCTTGGTTTATATTTAATCTTTGATAAAACATTGAACCACCCTCAACAATCTCACCAGGATAGTAACCTCTATTATCAGTTGGTGACACATTTTCAGTACCGGCCCTTCTATTATAAAGTTTAGTAAAAGGCCCAACACAATTAACAAGACGAGTATACTGAATATCCCACTCAACAATAAACCCATTCCAACCTTGTGTTCCATCCGAAAATGAAAATGGTGGTGGAGAATTATTTATGTAATCATTAACCACTTTAATTGGGGAAGATGATGGTAATGTGACTGACGACAATGGTAGAGCCCCTTGTCCGGGAGTAAAACTACCATTTGTCGAATCTAGATTAGAATAAAATGTATGTAGATTACTCGTGAACGAACTAAAACCAAACGTTTCAGGTAATGGTGGTAGTGGTGGTAGAACTGTTGGTGGAGGTGGTGTTATAGATGGTTCAAAACGAAACGAATTAAAATAAAAATTAGATGTTAAATTACTTGTGGTAATATGATTAACACAATTTAAAGTACCTTGAATTGGGTAATTTAATTTATAATTATTACCTGTTATTATTGTTGATGAATTACCAAAATTATAACCAAATAATCGACTTAAATCATATTGAACTTTAGTTCTAGATGAATTAGGGTCAACACCTCTAACTAAAAATATGACTCTTTGTTTCTCAATTGATTTATAATACTCGACAGGAGAAAAAAACCTTTCAGTAGTATCCCAAGATAATGGTCTACCACAAGGAAACCCACTTACTGTATCATCAGTTTGAAATTGAGTTATACGATAAAATCTCATATCGTTACTTAAAAACCTATTATTAAATGAATTATTACTATTCCAATCATTAGGTGATGAAGCCGTGTTACTATTACACATTCCGCTATATTCAGAATAAGTCATACCTGTAATAACTTGAAAATATTCAACATCCATAGGGAATCTAGCATATTTAGGGTCACCTGAAAAAGTAACAATTTGATATTCTACCTCTGTAGGCATATTACCCGAACCATTCGGATTCGCATAGTTAATTTTTATTGTTCCGGGATTAGTTGTTGACCCACTATTTATTGTCGTACCTGTAATGGTATTTGTACCATACTCATTTAATGTTGTTCCGGTATTAATAACATTTTTATCTTTTGATAGTGCAAAATCTTGGAAAGACAACATGGTACCAGGTTCTAAATTAGTAGCATTTGGTGTACAAACAATCGCGATTACATTATCATAGTGAAATTTAGTTAATGGATTATTCAAATTCGGTTGAAATGTTACTTTAATTCTATTAACACCACCTCCCGGATTACTAGGACTTTCATTAAAATATTTTGCCTTGGTGTTAAATAAATTTAATCTTTCAGGTATAGTTAAACTTGATGTGAAATATGCAAACTCTGGTGAATCAGGTTCTGATGTACCACTAGCCGCGGTATTCTCATCATTATTTGTAGATATCACCATTTCAGGTACTCTAGTAGAAACCGTTAAAGTTTCCTGTTCAGTAAACCCTAAAGATTGCCCCGCAAACATAAACTGATAGTTAGAATCTGAGCTATAAATACCAGGGTTACCTGATGTTCCTGAATAGCTAGGTTTATTACCATATTGTGAAGAAATTTGAAATGGTGTTAGTAACGACGTACCAACCCCTTCATATTGTGTAACATCTTCAGTATCTACCGCTAACTGTTCCACACCCGGTTCATCTTTAGGTAAATTACTGTTATCCCCACAATCACAAAATGAACATTCAGGATATGATAAATTAGGTATTTTAATGTTTTTTAATTTATCAGGAAATTCATTAATATCCTTTATCATTTTATTTAAATCCGCAAAAGTAGGACAATCCAATTTATCTTTCCATTTTTTAAATGTTTTACCACCTAACCAATTAGGTAAATTAGCCAAAACACTTACAATACCATATAAAATATTACAAATTAAAATAACAACTGTCATAATAATAGCGATAATCACTGTTAAAAGTAATGCTAAAATTTTAAGAACAAACCAAAGAATATGAATAACAGGTATTAATGATATAAAAACCGGTCTGAATAAAAATAACATAATCCAAAATAAAAAATAAATTAAGTCAAACCTAAAAACACCATCATTTGTTGGGAACTTGTTATTTTCACTTTCACAAGATTCATCTAAAATATTTTTAATACCTATAAATTGTGTATTTAAATAACCTTTTCTATATTGGTCAACTAATTGAGAGACAGTATAAACTTTATTATATTGCATTAAATAAAACGTATCTGTACAATCTATTGCCGATTGAAAATCAACATAATCATCCCAATCTAAACTAAACGCGTATGACTTTTTTTTAAGTGTTGCGTTTGGGTTTGAACCACTATTAGTCCAACCATGTTCTTTAACATTTGGTACTAAAAAATACCCTCTTCTAACAGGTTCTGATATTGATGGTGATTGATTCCATTTAACTTTGAAACGATATTTACCTTTAGTTGGAATACCTTTTTTAGGGTCATCAGATATAACTTGTTCACCAAACTCATTAGTTATTAAATAATCCAAATTCATTGGGACATCTACTAACCACGCACCATTATCATCAATAACTTGACCACCCTCTTCTAAATCCACTGTCTCTAAAATTGGTTTACCTTGAGCGTCTAAAAAAATAGTTTGTCTTATAGCCAATATTTCTCCCGGACCGGTCACTAAAGTACATTGTGAACCGGATTTAAGTCGGGGTTTACAATTTCTTGGAAGGGCTTCGTCATCGTTACTTGAAACAATCGAACCCATAAAGATGGATGTTGGTCTAATATCAATACCGGATTCTTTAGATAAATCAAAATCAGTTCTTGTTATACCCAAATTACATATTTCAGGTTGACCCCATAACGGCTCAACCTCAATAGTTCTATTAAAATTAATAATTTGAGGTAACGAATTTAAATTTGTAGAAGATTTAAAATTTATACCCGCAACTTGAGCTGGCGTTGCAAGACCCATTCTTATCAAATCTTGGGGTGATAATGAGAATTCCCCAATATCTGATAAGTCAATATCAACAACAACTGTTTGACTTCCGGTTGGTACACCAAAAATCATATAGTCACCGCTAGAGTTTGTTACTGTAGAGTATTTGAAGTATTTGTCATATACCTGTATTAAAGTTGGGTCGGTTAAAACATCCTCCCGATTAAAAAAAGTTCCTGTTGGATTATGTCCACTATGAGATTTAACATATGGTAGTAGATTATATCTATAACCATCTTCATTCAAATCTGTTAATGTTTTATACGGATATAAATCAGAAGTAACCGGATTAAGTTCGTCATTTGTGTCTAAAGGTATAAACACAGAAACTTTAGCATTTGGAATACCAAAACCATTGTTCACACTTACCCTACCAACAATAACCCCGTAATCAGAGCATTGTCTAGTGTATATTTGACTTTGTAATAATTTTAGAGATAATATTTCTAAATACTCAAATTCTTGGTCTATCAAGACGTTAAGTGATTTGTCAACACCCGGCTCTGTACGTATTCTAAATGAATTGGACATAATAATCTTTTTTAATAAATAGTTTATATACTATTTTCAAAAGATAATTCAATAAATTTTAAAATAAATTGCTAAGAGAAATTAACCGTTTTAATATTTTTAACTCTCACATTGATATCTTTGTTTGGATATCTAACTTGATACACTTGTCTTGGTTCGGCAAAAATTGTATCATCAACTAATTCAATTTGTTTTGTTTCCGAATCGATATATCTTTGAGATGTTTGAGATGAAGAATATTGACCACCAACTTTATTAAAAAATGTCATATCAGAAACGGAAATAATACCATTTTCACTTTGAACTAATCTTCTTAATTCCGATACATTAACATTTTCACCCATTTCTTGGTTTGTCGGGTCAAAATAATCTGTGATTATATTAATTACTTGAGAAATAATTGAACCTTGATTTTGTGAATTATCTAACACAACATCAACATTTATAGCTAAGTCAATAACATTTGCACTTTCAATTGATACATAATCATTAATCATACGGTAATTTGATAGATAATTCGCCACATTATTTTTTAATGTGTTTGAAACTATCTCGGTTAATCTACCGGTCTCATCATATGATAACATTTGAACTTTAATTTTATTGTTTTCTTCAGTTATTGCAACTTTAGCCGGTGCACCAAATTGTGATGGCATTGTTCTAATAATTGATTCATAATCATTTACAGTAACTGCTCTGTTTTGAGCCGTAAAGTTATACGATACTAAATTCCTAACTTCTTCTGTTGTTGGATAATTTGCCCCACCTATAGCCGCTGTTACGTTGTTACATCTTAATGAATTAACAACTGTAGTATTAACAGATTCAGACGGACCATTTACAAAGAATGAAACTGTTCCAATTTGTGTAATAACTCCAACACCTAAATTACTTCCTGTACCACCACCAATCCTATATTGAACGAATAGGGTTGAATTAGGTTTTAAAGTGCTACCTAACGCAAAGTTATTAGAATATTTGTATAAATTTAATGGTTTACCATCTCGAGCAAATTCTCTTAATTGTTCGTCAGCAGATTGACTACCTCCACCAAAGGTCATTTTAAAGAACCCTTCAGGTGTAAATTCCGTAATAAATTTAGTGGCAGTATTTACATATCTACCTACTTTAATCCCGGGGTTGTCAGAAACTTTTGTTGGGTCTTCAATAAAAACTCTATCTTGAGCTAAAGCTTGAACTTCAAACCATCTATTATCAACACCTAAAAATTCTTGATTTGAAGGTACATTGGCATATTGAGTACCATCTTTCAATAACACACTTGTTACACCTAATACGGTCTTTTCAGGTAAAAATATTTCAAAAAATGGTCTTACGTCATTAGCAGTAATAACTCTCTTGAAAACTTTAGTAATACCGTTAACAATGGTCTCACGTTTTACAATAGTATAATTTAATAACTTATTGTTTGAATCAAAATTTGGAATTTTTAATCTATTAGGAAACCCATCCGCATTTGATGGTGATGAAAAATCAATATCATAAACAGTTTCAAATACTTGACCAGCACCACTTACTTGAGAACCTCTACGTAAAATACCACAATATCTTAAATCCTCTTTATCACCAAAAGCCGGTACAGTAATTGAAAAATCAACTAAAGCTACTGACGGTCTTTGACCCGGAACTTTTAACCCATAAGTTTTGGCAATGTTAAATACTGATGACCTTTGTTGAGCATACTGTAATACCGTCTCTTGAATACTTCTATCTATGTTGAATTGAAGGTTGTCGGTAACCGCAGCGTTTAGGTCTAATAATACAGAGAACACACTTGCATCATTAAAATTGTCAACTAAATCCGGATAATAAGTTCTTGTAAAGTTTATTAACTCAGTTCTAATTGATTGAAAATCTCTCGTAGTATACGATATTTTTTTATTTGCCATATTCTTTAAATATTTAGGATTACAAAATCACTAGCGTTAAACACGTCATTATTTATTTGATAATCTATTTTTACTTTCGCAGTGTGTTCTTTAGTTCCAATACCCGGTACTCTAAAAACACGTGTATCATATTGGTCAACATAAGTACCTTTATCTTCCTCACCATCTGATGCCGCAGTAATACTTATATTTTTAATTGTTATTCCCGGTATGTATTCTTCAACAGCATCTCTAATTTCAGCATCAATATCTGAAAATGTAGGACCATCTAATGGTTCAAAAATAAATTCATACAATCTTGTACCAAAATCGGGTAAAAAATATCTACTTCCTTTTCTAGTTAATAATAAATGTATTAAGTCCGTTCTTGTTTCTTCAGTACTATCTGTGGAAAGGTCTAAATACTTTCCATCATAAGAATCCCTAAAAGGGAAATTAATACCATATGTTTTTCCATCTGCCATATCTATAAATATAGTGTCGTAATTATTTCTTATAAATAGAGTAAAATAAAAAATCACGACCAAAGTCGTGATTAATATTTATTTCTATTAAGAACCACACCCAAAACACTCAAATTCACTGTCTTTTGGTTTTTGATTTATTTCAACGGTTGGTTTTTCAATAGGTTTTGGTTGACCCACTTTTGAAATATCCACAGCCAAATGTTTTGCTCCGGTTGATATTGCTTTAGTTCTAACATAATAACAAAGAGTTTTTAATCCTTTACCCCAAGAATGGAAGTGTGATGATGAAATCTTTGATAATGTTGGGTTAGACATATAGATATTCATTGATTGTGATTGGTCAATGAATGGTGCTCTGTCAGCAGCCATATCAATAAGTTCTCTTTGAGATATTTCCCAAATTGTTTTGTATTTTGGAATTAAATGTTCAATTCTCTTAACTTTCTTGTTGTAGTTTTTATCTTCAACATCAAGATAATGATTAAAGTTAATGTTTTGAATTGAACCCTCATTCATTATAATCTCATTTTTCAAATCTTCAGACCAAATACCAATTTTTTCAAAATCATTAATTAAGTATTTATTAACAATTAAGATTTCACCCCCAACTACACGACGATTAAATAATGCCGAGTGAGCCGGTTCTGTCATTTCAAATGAACCTGTAATCTTAGCAGAAGATGCAACCGGCATCTGAGCCGTGAATAACGAGTTACAAACCCCGTGGTTGGATACTTCTAACTTAAGTGAGTCCCAATCCCACATTCTACCTAATCCTTCGTAATCTAACCCCCACATATCAAATTGGAATATACCTTTTGACATTGGTGACCCTTTAAAGAATTTGTATGGTTTATATTCACCTGATTTACATAATTCCATACTCTCGGTGATTGCCGCAAAGTATATGGTTTCAAAAATCTCTTTATTTAATTGTCGAGCTTCTTCAGATGTGAAGATGTAATCCATTAAATAGAATACGTCAGCAAGTCCTTGAGTTCCGATAGCTATCGCTCTTTGTTCTAAACCACCTTTTCTACCTTGTTCAGTTGAGTAACTATTAATGTCAACAACTTTGTTAAGTGCTCTAACAACCTTTCTAACCTCATTATAAAGTAATTTGAAGTCGAACTCACCTTTAATAATAAAGTTTTTCAATACCATAGATGATAAAGTACAGATTGCAGTAGTGTTCTCATCAGTATATTGGTAAATCTCATTACATAGGTTAGATTGTTTAATCACCCCAATGTTTTGATGGTTTGTTTTTCTGTTCGCACTATCTTTTGAACATAAGTAAGGAACTCCGGTTTCAACTTGAGATTCTATAATTTTATTCCAAATTGTTTGTGCCTTTACTTTTTTACCAAGACCTAGTTCAACTGCTCTGTTATAACTATGTTCGTATTCTTCACCATAAGTTTCCTGTAATGGTTTGATACCCGCCTTTTTAATGTCGTTAGGACAGAATAAGTACCAATCAGAATTATTCTTAACCGCCTCCATAAAGTTGTCCGGTAACCATATTGATGTAAACAAATCTCTCGCTCTCATCTCTTCAGCACCCGTGTTCTTTTTAATCTCAAGTAAATCAATGATGTCCTTATGCCAAGGTTCAATGTAGATAGCTGCACTTCCCGGTCTTCTTCCTTGTTGATTAAAGAAACGTAATGATTCGTTAACTATTTTAAGGTATTTCAATAAACCACCCGCAAATCCTCCTGATGAGTTAATACGACTTTCTTTACTACGAATGTTAGACA